GCTCTCGTAGGGGAGGCCGACTACGGCCCTCCCCGGACGATCATGGCCTTCATCGGAGGAGCCAAGGCCGTTCAGAGCGTGTTCGGCTCAGGCGATATCGTGGAGGCAGCTAACATCGTTGCTAACCCAGCGAACGACGAACGTGTTCCTGCTGGGGCTCAGAAGATCATCGTCTACAAGATCAACAACTCGACGCAGTCGAGCCTGGTTAAGAGTCCTCACACGTTCAAGAGCCAGATCTATGGTCTACAGGCCAACTCGATCACGATGGCTCTTGCAGAGGGCACCACCACGATCGGTCGTGTTCTAACCATCCAGGCCATCGATCCACAAGGGAACCAGACCACGGAGGTTTCCCCCAGCCTGGGAGAGAATGCCAAGCTTACGATCGCCTACGTGGGGGCAGGATCCGCCTGCAGCCTTACGATCTCCGCGACGCAGCTGACGACGTCGGTCACAGGGGGTCCTGGTGGTGAGAACCTGAGCATTACGTTCGCCGACTACCGTAGCCTTCTCGAGATCGTCGCGTACATCAATTCTCTGGCTGCGTACACGTGCACAGCACTCATCACGAACGTCGGGAGCTTCGATCCGACGTATCTTGATGCTCTAGCTGCTGTGCCCATCATTGCCCGAAGCGGAGCGGCTGCGAGCACGGGTGCAGGCGCAGCCGCCGGTCAGCTGCGGCTCACTGGTCTGACAGGCATGCTCGCCACAGACGTTGGCCAGTACCTCACGATTTCCGGTGCGGCCAGTGCTGGGAACAACGGCACGTTCAAGATCGCGGCCTACAACAATGCTACCAGCGTGGACATCTACAACGCGACCGCTGTACAGCCTGACGGCAACGACGGATCCATCGCGTGGACGACGGGTTCGTATTACGTGTACGCGACGAACTTCGACCTGCTCGACTGGGTGAACCAGCAGAGCTCGGTGGTGGTCGACGATACCGACTCCTACACGAAGGGGGCAGTTGGTCCGATCGCGATCTTCTCGGAGACAGGGTTTTCCGGCGGTACTCGGGGAACCTCTACGAACGCCGATTGGGTCAACGCCTTCGCCGCTCTGCAGACTACGCGGATCAACCAGCTCGTCGCTCTCGTATCCGACGATGCTACGGCATCGCAGGGCACGTTTACCTTCGATTCGATCGCCGCTGCTCTGGCCGCTTCCATGCGGACGCGAAGCTCTACGGCGGGGCGATCGGAGTGCCAGGGATGGATCGGCACCAAGAGGACGAAGGACGAGCTCATCACGTTGGCGCAGTCCATGAACAGCGCGCACGTGGTTGTGACGGGGCAGGAGCTTCTTCTCTTGAAAGTGGCGACCTCCTCTATCGAGTGGTTGCCGGCGTGGTCCTACGCGTGCGCTCTCGCCGGCATGCGCGGAGGAGCTCCTCTAGGAGAGCCGATCACGAAGAAGCGGGTGAACTGCTTCGGCGTACGTCAGGATGCTTCGTGGTCGAATGAGGACGACGGCCACGTCGGAGATCTCACCCTGAACGGAGTGACGGTCTGTGGTGTGAATCGCGATCGCGGCGTCACGTACGTGAACGACAAGGTCGTGACGACGTATACCGCTAGCGACAACGACGCTTTCATCCAGGAGACCGTCGTCCAGATCTGGAAGCACTTCTCCTATGACATGCGCAGGGCGATCGAGGAACGTTTCGTGGGTCGTGGTAGCGACCTGTCGAAGATCAATTCTGTGCCCGGGGTGGTAAACACCGTCGGTAACCAGTACCGAGACAACAAGGCCATCACGGACAGCGTTCGCGACGGGACCACCCTCAACGCATGGAGGAACGTGACGGCGTCCTTCTCCGGTGGTGCGCTGGCGGTAGGAGTCACGATATCTCCGACGGAGAGCATCGACTACGCGCTCATCACTACCTCTCTCGTTCCTCCTGTGATCGAGGTGTAAGAAAGGAAACGACCAATGCCGAACGCGTTGCCAATAGGGCCTGGGACGAGGGTCTTTGCTGGAGACCGGGCGATCTTCAGCTACAACGGAGAGATCATCGCTCTGGCTACCGGTATTTCCGGGAGCGAGGACATCGGGCAGGAGGCGATCGAGGTTCTCGGCCGCCTTCCCGCTGTGGAGCATGTTCCCATCAGTTATCGCTGCACGTTGTCGTGTTCCATTTTCCGTTCGATTTCGCGGAGAACGGATCCGAAGACGTCGGCGTCACCAGGCTCTCTTCGAGAGCAGAACATCTTCCCTCGTCTCAGTCAGATTCTGATTGTCGAGGGCGTGGACGTGGCGGTGTACGACGAGCTGTCGAAGAAAGCGATCTACTTCTTCGAACAGGTCAAGGCGGCGTCCAGGAACTTCAACATTCCGGCACGTGGGGTCGTCCTCGAGAACCTTACCTTCGTGACGACCCGTATGCTGGATGAGGGTGATCCCGAGATCCAGGTCTTCACGCCGCCGATCCTCACCACTCCGTAGGAGGAGATCGTGGCTTCCGCGAATCTGAAAGAAGTGTCGCCTCTAGAAGATGAGACCCAGAACAAGAAGAAAGACGGTCTTGCTGAAGAGAAGAAGAAGTTCCGGATCACGGACCGTCGTCCAGACAGTACGGACAAGCTTCGGCGCGAGCTGGCGTTCGACGTTGAGTGGGACGATCCGGAATCGAAAGAGACCAAGATCGGTGTTTTTCGTGCTCAGCGCCTTACCATCGGTGGTGTGAGCAAGGTCCGTGTTATGGAGGCTCGTCTGAACGAGGGCCAGGCCTTGGACGGGTACACGGCAGGCCTTCACTACGCGTTGGCCTATCTCAAGATCGCCTTGATCGAGTTTCCCGACTGGTGGAAGCCGGAAGAGTTCTTCGACGACGGTCCTGTGGGTGTCGTTCTCGACCACGTGAGGCACTGGGAGAGTTCCTTTCGTTGAGAAGGCGTGGGAAAACGATGCAGACCTATTGCGTGAGATCGCACTCGAGACTCTCGAGCATGAGTGGCTAAAGAAGTGGTGGTGCGATAAGTACCACCGACCGTCCAAAGATCCGCTCCTCGCGGAGTACACAGAGGAGGAGCTCTACGTGGAGTTTCTGATGGACGAGATCGAGAAGGACGGTGGTCCTGCCGTGGTTCGTGCCACTCGCGCCTCCTCCCTGGCCAAGACAGCCACGCAGCGAATCGAGGAGGCGATCGATCGCGGGGAAGAGGTCGACGCTCTCGACGGTATTCCCGACGAGGAGCGTGCCATGATTGAAGGATTCTTCCAGAGAAGGAAGAACCCCAGGACGGAGGAGTAGCGTGGCGGTCGATTTCGAAGAACTCCTTCGTGTCGGGATTGACCTCGACCACCTCAGGTCGACGGTCCAAGAAGCAACCCGAGAGCTTCGTCAGTTCGAGCAGGCCATTCTTCGAATGGGTGACTCGTTCACCCGTGCTACCGACACCCAGATTCGCAGGATTACGGGTGCAGTCGCCGAGAACATCCGAAGTGGCGATCACATGTTGCGTCAGATGAACGCCATGTCTCAGATCGCCAGCTCTATCTTTTCGCACATGGGAGGTGGTCCAGGTGGACCGTGGTCTGGCTCGAAGGGAGCTATGGCGGGTGGGTTTGGTTTCTTTGGTTTTGGAGCAGGCGGTGGGGGTGGCGGAGGCGGAGGCGGAGGTTTCGGTGGGTTTGGTGGTTTTGTAACAGGGCCTGGCGCTCCTGGCGGAGGAGGAACCTACGGCGGGACAATGAGTGGGGGAGGAGGCGGAGGAGGCGGAGGCGGAGGCGGAGGCCCTTACCGAGAAGGAGGCGTCGCCGCAGAGAGGGTTCGCCGTTTCGGGATGTACATGATGGGTGTGGCTGGGGCAGCTCAGCAGGCACAGTTTGAAGGTTACCAAGACTCTTCGATTGCACGACTCGTAGGGCAGGCTGCTCTCGGTATCCCTGTTGTTGGTGGGGTTATACAGCTTGGTGCCGAGCTCGTAGGCAACGCTAGTCAAAAAAGAGAGGCTCGTTCTCTTCTTCGTTACCGCATGGGTCAGATGATAGGCCCTACGGGTAGGGCAGCCTTCGAAGCAGGTGAACGCAGCTCTGGTGCTCTTACGACCGGAGACGCCCCATCGACAATTTTTGAGCGGATGGGCTTGTCTCCCGAAGACCGGGCTAAACTTGGTATTGGAGTAGGCCGTGCTGGTCTGTCACAAGACATCCTTCCTTTTATCGGTGGTCTCGAAGGGTGGAAAATGCTGGGGGCGGAGGGTACAGCCACTGCTGGGGCTCTTCGCAAAGGAGGCATCACGGACACGCGTGAGCAACAGCGCGTAATCGGTGAAGTGATAGGACGATCCTTGGCGCACGGACTGGAGGAAGGTCGCCTCGGAGAGGTTCTTTCTCTCACGGCTCAGTCTATTGCCTCCGTCACGACTGGGTACGTCAACGTCCAAAACGTGCTTGCGCGTGAGTCGTTCGTGGGGGGCATGGGACCGGCTTACCAAGGAGCCTCTGCTTCAGGGCTCGTGGCGCGTCAGTCTCTCGAAGCGTTGAGGACAGGCCAGGCAGGAGGCGTGTCCCAAATCATGGCTACGATGGCTGGGATGAAGCAGGGCCTCTCCTACACAGAGGCCCGACTTGCGGTGGAGCGCGGGAAGGTTTCGGACGAACAGTCCCTTGCCATGATGGCGGACAAAATCCCTGGTCTTCGTGAGGCCTTCGTGGGACAGCCTCCGGGGGACACCCTCAGCAAGAGCCGTGCGGCCGAGGCTCTCGCTCTCCTGTTTCCTGGGATCCCTCGTCCCGTTATGGTGGATATATTGGACAGACACTTCGGTGTCACCAAGGCTGGGGGCGGTACCGGTGGTTTCCCTGGAGTCGAGGGGATCAGGCGAGGATCTTTCATAGACGAGGGAGACGAGGCTCGAAAGACTGCGGAGAGGAAAGCAAGAGGGAACAGGGTCTATACGGAGGATGATGCAGGTGCCGCACATCGGGTGTGGACCAATGCGTGGGGTTTCATAAAAAGAGGCATTACCGGTGAACCAGAACCCACCACAGCCCCTTCTGTAGCCACCGCAGCTACTACCTCTTCGTCAGGAGCACCTACTCCTGCTAAGGAGCAAGGGTACTTTACCTCGTTAGCACGAGGTTGGATGGCGCCTCGCGGAACCCGTCCTGACGGCCATGGTGGCTACGTAAAAGGGAATAGGTTGCACATGGCTCAAGACGTCGACCTTCCTCCAGGAACAGAAATCCGAGCTCCTGAAGATGGTACGGTTTTGCGTATCGGCACAACGAACGGTCCCCCTGATCAATATGGGATGACAGTCACTTTCCAGGGTGATCAGAGCGGGATCCTTTACCAGTTTCATCATCTGGAACACGTTGGCGTCGGAAAAGGGAAAGTGAGAGCAGGGACCTACCTTGGCAAAACCAGGAAGAAAAACTTCCCAGGGGGTGATCCTTCGCACCTCCATGTAAATACGAGCCAAGGAGGTCAGGCTGTACAACCATCTGCAGTGATGGGGGAAGCAGGTTTCTCTTCCATGGTTGGGTACGGAGCCACGATGGGGCACTCTCTCAACGTCATGGTGCACGACGCACGTACTACGGTGGAGCGGATCACGAGCTCCGTCGTTCGTCCTGTAGGACAGCTTTTCGGAGGCAAGTAGGAACTGAATGTCGTTCGCTTCGTACAGTACCGGGAACCCTTCCGAAGAGCGTACCTTTTGGCGAAGCTTTTCTGGTTGTGATGTTCTGTGGTTCGCGCAGAAGAGTCATGACTTTGGGAGTTTTCGACAAAGGTCGTTGGACGAAATTCCCGCAGCTTCCGGGTTCCGCGATAGGTGGCTTCAGTCTGGCAGATGGCTTCAGTCTGGGTCTGCGGGTTACGTGCGTAACGACGTGCTCGCCTGCACGTGGCAAAAGACGGTGGACACGAACAACCCTGCTGGTGTCTTGAGCGTGGTTTTGAAGCAAGGAAGGGATTGGAAAAACCTGATCCGTCCCGGTGATGCTCTTCTCGTCTTCATGTCGACGTTAGATGGGTCCGATCGGCTAGTCCCTACTACCGTGTCTATCGTATTTGTGGATAGCGTCGTCGAGACGAGGGCAGTGGATGGGAATGGGGCCACGGTCGAAGCTGTCACCGTGTCAGCTCGTGATATCGGCAAGATCCTGGCTGAGTCCGCCCTCGTCTCAGATCCTGCTTTTCTGGCTGTTGACCAGATCTTCTACAACCAGGAGCTCCTCTTCAAACAGATAGAGAGGATCCTGAGTCCGACGGAGACGATTCTGCAGCTTCTCGATGTTTTCCTCGCCACGCCTGGGGCTTCCGAGCTCGTTCGGACACAGTGGAGGTTTCCTGGTGCCGAAGAGGTTCCGATCGCCTCCTTCCTCGATGTCTCGACTTTTGTTCAAGCCCCTACGTTCGGATACGGCATTCACACGTATCCGGTGGCGGAGGCGGGCAGTCTTTGGAAGCTTCTTCAGCACTACCAGAACGCTGACGTGAACGAGATGTTCGTGGACATACGTGACGTGACTCCTGAGGCTCTAGAGGCTCATGCCTATCAGGAAAACCTTGCGCGGAACTTCGTTCCTTCAAAAGATGCCGATGAACAGGTGCGCGAGAAGAGGCGCGTCTGGAACAACCTCCTCGGCATCAGCGACGTGGACAGGAAGCGCTTCGTCTCTGGAGAAGAGAATGTCGGGAACGTGATCCCTGATCCTAGTATCCCTGCCTCCGTGAGTTCTTCAGCACCCAGGGCGCAGGAAGTGAATCAAGGCAGGCGAGACTTCGTTCCTTCGCGAATCAGTATTGGAAAAACAGGCTCGGCAGCGTTGGCTCTCGTGTTTCGTCAGCGTCCTTATGACACAGGCACCTTCATGAAGCTGCCGCACAGCGTGGTGGAAGAGACGGAGTTGGTCTCTTCTGAGCTCTCGAAGAGCATCCACAACGTCATGAACTTCTTCCGACTCCACGCGATTACCCTCCCGCCTCAGCTTCAAGAGCTGATTTTCGGGATCATGGTAAACAAAGAGTCGATCTCTAGGTTCGGCCTACGCAGGTGCGAGATAGAGACGGTGTTCCCGTTCGTGTCCAACCAGTATGCTACGTCGGTAGCCAAAGGACGTCAGTTCGGGGTCGGTTTCAAAGATGTGTACGAATACTACGTGTGGCTCGTGTCTACGTGGCATGCTTTCAACGAGCTCATGCTTGAGGGTTCGCTCACCATGCGTTTTCGCCCCGACATCAGATGTGGTACGCGTCTGGTGTTGCGTCGCGGGAAGTCTGGCGGGGGACGAGAAGAGCTGCACTTCTACGTTCAGAAAGTGTCGCACAGCTTCGCCTACGATCCTGGTCGAAGCACGACGAACGTCGTGCTGATTCGAGGAATCGATGCGAACGACAAGGAAAACCCGGCGGCGAGCATCTTTTGGACGGAGAAAAAGCGGATGCTTCCTGTGAAGGATCCGTTCGATTACTACGTGAACGGGCTGATGAAGAAGGCGGCCAACGAACCAGCTCCCATCGAACCAAGGGGAGAAGACGAATGAGCGACGCGTACGACGGGCATCCGAGGCAAGCGGGGGTCGGGACGGTCCTTGTTGGTAGTCTTTCTGGGTACTCCATCAGTGGCCTGGTGGAGGCGCTTGTGATCGATCGACGCTTCGTGGACGAGGACGGGAACAGAAACAGGACAGGAGTAGAGTACGACCTCCGAGACACGGCTACGGGACAACCTATCCACGGAGCCCGATCTCTCGAGCGGAGCGGTGGCGTGTCGAACGGAGAAGAGGTCGTCTACCACCCTGCTTCCCGCAATCTGAACGGTGGTTCTTTTTCGAAGACGACGACACGAGCGCGGGACACGGACGGAGACATCGTTCTGGTGGGTTTCCTGAACGGTTCTCGGGAGAGGGCAGTGATCCTGGGGGCGATCCCACGCGGCACGTCATCGAGCTACGCGTCTGCTTCTTCGAACGGCGAACGTAGGGTGGTGCGCCACTACGACACAGTGTTCGAGGTGAAGGAGGACGGCACGGCGTCCATCACACGCATCGTCGGCAGCTCTCCGACAAAAGTCACGATCACTCCAGAAGGGAATATCGTGGTCGAAGGTCCTACGGATCGGTCGTTCCATGTGCAGCTAGAAGGAACTGGCTCCATCCAGCTCGGAATGGACGCGGTGCATCCAGCCGTGAAGGGGGACAACCTGCTCGAGCGGTTCAACGCTCTCGTGAGTGATCACAACAACCTGAAGGACAAGTTTCTAAGCCACCTGCATTCTGTGTTTGGTGCACCTACTTCTAAACCGGCGTTCGACCCGAGTGCCGGTACCAGTGGTTTTGGTAGTCCTATTACTCTTCCTAGTGCGAAGAGCATGGAAGAGGACGATCTCTCCGACGTGGTGGTTCTTCAATGACGCTCCGTCTCCCTCCTCCACCTCCGGCTTCCCGTTGGGCCGATGCTTCCATGTACGGTTTCTACTTGGAGTTCGATCCCAGTGATCAGGATGCTCGTTTCCGTGCGAACATCGACGATGTTGTCGGATCTTCGGACTACGTAGGCCTTGCGCTGAATCCGCAGCAGGTCTCTTATAGCGAGCCGTTTGCGACAGCTATCACCTTCTCGCAGGGAGGTGGGAAGATCATCGAGTCGAGAGGACAGCTCGTGAAGAGCGCCGTCATCGTCGGAACGACGGGACTTCATCCTCTCCTGTCACGTAGAGAAGCTGCTGGGGTCGCGTCTTCTACGCGTTTTTCTGGGAGGCTGGTCGACGAGAGTACTGCTGCGAACGAGAGCAGGGCCAACCGAAGCGGCTACAAGGCGTTCTTGGAACTCAAGCACCTCTTCAACAAGTTTGGGCTCGAAAAGAGGAAAGGGAACCAGGTACGCATGCACTACTTCGACACGAAGTACGATGAGTTCTGGTTGATCGAGCCTCAGGTGTTCGTTCTCCGCCTTTCTTCTGGGCGAAACTTTCTGCACGACTACGAGATCCGATTCACATGCATCGAGCCATCCGGATCTTCCATCGTGACCCGTCGTCCACGTTCGTCTATCTCCTTGTTCGATCGGATCACCGACGCGGTTCTTTCCCCTGGTACTGTCGCGTTCGGTACCTCCTTGCTCGATGGCTCTTTCGCGTCGGGGCTATCACGCGCTGTAGGTCTTCCAGCAGTACGATCGGCCATCGGAAGGATGCGTGAGCTCGTCGCTAACGGAAGGGCTGCTGTCGGTGCGGTTCCGTATGCGATCGGAGAGCTAGCCAACCAGGCCGTCGACGCCGTGCACGAGATCGTGTCTCTGTATGATGAGGGAACCTCTCTCGTGCATTCGATGGGGCTTCTCGTGCAGTCTTCCATCGCGGCTTTCGAAGCAGCCAAGGATCGCTTGTTCAACGAGATGCCGCGTCTCTACACGTACGAGGAGATGTCCGATGGTCCGGCGTTCGAGTGGAACGAGTGGGTGATCGAAGCCACGTCGCTCGTGGATCACCTCGCGGTGTCACCACTTGGGGATCAGAGTCCCCTTTCTTCCAAGGTTGTGGAAGGGGTGTCTTCTTTCGCAGAGGTGCGTGGTAAGGAAGGATTCACGACTGACTTCATGCCGGAGAAGGGATCTCCTCTCCCTGTGAACCCGTTCGTCGGAGAAGAGGACAGGTCCCCGGTTGCGGATAGCGCTCGTCTGCTTTCGACAGACGGGTTTCGAAGCGTGGTCGTGAATAGGGGAGAGACGATCTACGACGTGGCTCGCAGGACGATGGGGACGATCTATGCGTTTACGGATCTCGTCTTCGTGAACGACCTCTCGTTTCCCTACATCGTGGCCGAGCTCGTGGGAAAGCCTTCCGGTACGATCGCTTGGGGTGAGTACATCAAGGTTCCTGTGAGGACGGGGACAGGGAGTACGATCGCAAACGATCCTCCGACACCCCCAGTGGCTAGCTTCGCAGGCAGTATCACAGCTACGGGTTCGAGCCTGGAGGTCGTGTGTGCGAGCCACGATCCGTGGCGTGAAGATCAGTGGATCGGCTTCACGGTCACGCTGTTGTCGGGATCGGGGACTGTCGATCCTGTGAGATACGTGGTTTCGAACACAGAAGACACGCTTACGCTGAATCGGGCGTGGGCCGTGACCCCCACGATCGGCGACGACTTCTCCCTCTTCTTGGATGAGTTCGTTCTGCGATCTCCTCCTTCACTTGAGGAGATCGCGTACGGACGAGATGCTCTTCTGCTGTTCGACGTCAAGAACGGGGTCACGAAGAGCCCCCTCAAGGCTAAGGCTGTCTTGAACAGCTTGAGCGATGTGGCGACCCTAGCAGGACTCGAGAACTACATCCAAGCCCTCCGTCTTCGGATGGCGACCAACCGTGGCGGGCACCCGTTCGATTCTTTCTACGGGCTTTCTCTACCGATTGGTCGTCCTGCTTCGACGGAAATCCTGCCTTTGTACACCTTCTATGCTCGCCAGTCCCTTCTGGAGGACGTGAGAACAGACACCGTGACGGACTTGAAGCTCTCTTTTAGCTCCGGAACCGCTCGTGTGAGTATGAACGTGCGTCCCGTCAACGCTCAACGAGCGAGTTCTGTGGAGCTGTCCCGATAGGGCATAATAGAAAGCTGAGGCAGGCGTGACGACGATCTATAGACCCAAGACCTTCCCGGAAGTGCTCGACAACATGGTCGCGCGCTTTCGCAAGCTGCAGGGTCTCACTTCGGACTTCACCATAGGTTCGTGGCTCCTCAGCGTCATGCAGGCCGCAGCCATGTCCGATGCGGACATCCATGTCCAGATGTCCAAGATTCCGAAGCTCTTCAGTCTCCGTAGCTGTCGTGGCGAAGACCTAGATCGTCGGGCTTTGGATTTCGGCACTCTCCTTCGCAAGAACCTACGACGCCTTCAGGCAGAGGGGTCTACGGCCAAGGTTACGTTCGGGGACGGTACGTTGCTCGTATCCGGGCATCTGTCTGCAGATGTTCTTGTTTCCGATACCACTTTCACGTTGGGTGTCGGAGAAGGTGACGTCTTTCCTTCGTCAGGTGCCTTGGACGTGGAAAGAGGCACGGCTCGGTACGAGCGCGTGGTCTTCACTAGGAATGGAGATGTGTTCACGCGAGTGTGGCCTCCGGCTGCGTTCGCGTACCCGCACGCCATATACGGAGAGGTCGCTCTCGCGGCCGTGCACAGCTCCTTGGCGAGCGGCATCAGCATCGGCGGCATGACGGCTACCCTCGCGTCTGGGACCGGAGCAGCGTGGAACCTGTCCGGAACCGTGATCTTCGAGCAGGGGACGGCGCAGGAGGAGGCACGGACGTTCACTCGTGCTGGAGACGTGCTTTCCTTGGGTTCTGGTACGACGTTCGCACATCTGGCCGATACCGTGGTCGTTCAAAGCACGTTCGGAAGTGACCGTGTGGTGGGCACAGGGACGCTGGTCTACGTTCCAGCTACGGAGAGCTCCAAGCAGGTTACCTTCGAGACGCTGGAGGCTGTCACTCTTCGTGACGGGGAGTTCTGGACGGAGCTCGTAGACGCTCTGTGTTCGGTGGTCGGGTTGGACACGAACGTCGGATCTGGGACGATCTCCAAGATCACCTCCGCACCCTTCTCTGGCGCCGTGGTGTCTAACCCGCTTCCTGCAGGCGGAGGCCGCGATCGGGAGAAAGACGAGGAGTACGCCGAGAGGATCGAGAACTTCGTAGCCAGCTTCGGAGGAAGGACGGCGCTCTCTATAGAAACGCACGTTGTTCGTCTATACGACGAGGTGTCTAACAGCAGGGTTCGGTTCGCACAGGTGATCGAGCCTGTTCTTCCCACTGGGACCTCTCTTTTGTACATCTCCGACGGATCCACGAGCTTTGTCGTGGAGCGAGAGACGTTTACAGGGAGGGACGTGCTCATCTCCAATGCGACGTCCGGAGATCGGAGAGGGAGGCTTCATGCTGCCGCTCCTTTCCTCGTGCAAGAGCAGCCCTTGGTGTCGCGTACTCCTCGCGTCTACGTGAGCGTGAACCGTGGCGAATCCACGAGCGTAGGGACGAATTACCTGGAAGACACGACGCAAAATATGACGACGGACGCCTTCGCGGGGATGTTCCTCAAAACGGCGGACGATCAGTTCTACGAGATCCTGTCGAACACGGCGATCCGCTTCACTTTGGATGCTTCGGGCGGTACCCCCACGTCTGGAGCGTACGCCGTTCTCGATCTCGCCTCGTCCCCATACGTCTCCTCGAGTAGCACTGGTACCAGCGCCAATACGCTCGTAGACACCACGCAGACCATGACCGTGAACGAGCATGCGAACCGTGTGTTGCTCGATTCAAACGAGGATCTCTGGACGATCGTTTCCAACACGGCTGATACCTTCACGCTCGACGCAGGAGGAGCCACGCCGGCATCTGGCCCCTACCAGGTTCTTTTTTCTGAAAAGAGCCTTCCTCTGGTTCCTGGAGAGGGGTTCAACTTCAACGAGGCCAACGGGGACTTGGAGGTCGCCGATCCTCTCCTGGACCACGACGCCGTCGTGGCGGCGGGCGACAACGTGTCTCCTAGTGTTGGAGCTTACTCATTCGCTAAAGGGCTGGCTGCTTTGGTCCAGCGGGCTGTGAACGGAGATCCGACCGACTTCGCGGACTTCATGGGTGTGCGCTCTCACGGGGTGAAAGTCCTCGTGGTGGCGCCGACGGTCATTGTCCCGACTTTCCAGATCGCTGTTCTTCCAAGATCCGGTGTGTCGGCTGGCCCTCTCTACGATCTCGTGAAGCAGGTGGTGCAGGCCTACGTGAACAACCTCGGCATGGGGGATGAGATCATTCTTTCCGAGATCATTCATAGGACGAAGGCGCTTCGCGACGTTGCGGACGTGAGGATCGTGTCTCCGTCATCCAACGTACCCGTTGCCGATAGCCAGTTGGCCCGCATCACTGGGGCCAACGTGTTCGTGTTCTGATGTCGGTCAAGTTCCTCGGAAGCACGTCTAGCGCCGTCGTGGGCTCCTCAATAGAGGTGGCTACGCCTGCCTTTGAGAGCCTGAAGGCCGGAGATCTCCTCTTCGCCTACATCGTCGTTCAGGGATATGTGGGGACGGTGCTTACGCCGCCGTCTGCATGGGTCGTGGAGCCGAACCCGATCGAGATAGGTGATCAGATCGTCTTCACCGCTCTTCACTACGTGAGTGTGGATGAAGAAGATCAAGAAGGCCCTACCTCGTCCGTCTTCAGCTACTCGGCATCCAAGCCGATGGTGTGCGTCGTAGAGGCCTGTCGAGGCGTGCAGCAGGATATCCTGTATGATCCGGTCAACTACCCGTTTGGGTATTACGCTCCTGGAGGGAGCGTGGGGACGGCCAACACACAGACCGGCGTCACGTCCGTGTCGACTCCTTCCTCAGGGTCGTCGAGCTTCAAGGCCTACTCACGTTCTCTTTTCTTCTTCGGAGCTACGCATGCCTCGCTCACGCCGAAGCTCTCCGATCCGTCCCCTTTTCTGGCGATTCGATCACGCGTGGAATCGGCACAGGCGTCGGCGATGCTCGTCGACTCTCTTCAGACGAACCCGCACACGAGTCCTCTTTCATCCGTCGCGTCGAACGCGTCGGTGACGCTTTCTGGCGCTGTCGGGCTCGTTCGGGTCTTCGAGCCTCTGGTCGAGGCGGCGGACTCCTACGATACGTACAAGGCGAAGATCATGAGACACCAGTTCATGCCTCCTGCCTTTGATGTTACCTACGGCGAGCTCACGGCGAATCTACTCACGGCGATCGGAGGCTGCGACAACGATCTGGGCGGTCTTTTCGGCGACGAAGACTTCCTTCCAGACGAGGTCTAAAGAAGAAAAATGACGGCACCTTTTTCAGGAAGTCTTGGTTCTGGAAGCGGGGCGTCTGTTTCTTCGATCGTCGGGAACATGACGCTTCCGGCTAACTGCGTCTGTCTTGTAGCAACCCTTACCAACGACACAACTCCGGCACAACCCACGCTGACCGGCAATGGGGGAGAGACGTGGGTTTTCATAGACACGGTCCTGATCAGCACTACTAGAAGGCTGTGCCTTTTCCGGACCATGATGGACACGGACACACTGACCGCCGTCACCATAAATGCTGGTGCCTCTCAGACGGCGATCGGTTGGGGTGGTCAGTGGTGGAGCGGTGTTGACACTACCGGTACTTGGGGGGCTAACGCTGTCGGGACGGCTACAAAGGGAACAGGATCCGGAACCTCTTTTTCTTTCGGTCTTACCGGCACCGATCAGCGTAATGGTACAGCTGCTTTCTTTGCTGCCAGTACGACGTCCGCCATTACTCCTAGGACGGGTTTTTCAGAGACGCTGGACATACAGCTTGGGGCGTCTAGCAACAGACTAGAGCTTCAGGCTCTCGAAGGAATTGACCCTACTGGTTCAGTGTCTGCCTCAGGGCCTAATACGTCATGGTGTGGTATCGCCGTGGAGATTCTTCACGGAGCCAACCCTGTTAGTTTCCGCGTTGCTTTCGCATTCGACACAGGAGCGGCTTCTTCTACCGTCTTCATCCATAACGTAGACGTGATTAAAGGGAGACAGTACTTCGTTCACTTCTGCCTCAATCATCCACAATCTGCGACGATCGACGCGACGGGGTACACCTTCACGGTGGAGCAGTCGTTCGCGACGAGCGGAACATCCAGGAAGCACTACGTCTGGAGGATGTCGATCCCAACTGTGTCGTCGACGGTTACGATACGATTGACACGCTCGTCTACAGGCTCGATTCACGATTTTCGTATCATCGAGGTGGCCAACTTCGATCCTAGCGTGGGGAGTGGTACAGGCATCATTCAGAGCAAGGCCGAGACGGTCAACGCCAACGGTGAGTTTTCCTTCACGCTCGATGACCCCGTGTCTGATCGAGCAAACGGTATGTTGATCATGGCTGTTGGTTTTGGTACCTCTAACCCACCTACTGGGTGGAAACAGGGCTATTCCACAGGCACATCAGGGTTTGGTGGTCTGTGGCGAACCAACGCGGACGATGCGCCGTCGGTCTACCTTGATGGTGGGACAGTGGTAGCCGGCGGAATCTTTTTCGAGTTTGCTGGAACCGAGGAGTTCAGTGGTTCTCCGCCTGTCATCACTCTCGTCGATCCTCCGGAAGGCGCGATAGATCCAGACGATGTCATCATTGTCGATTTTACGGACGTAGACGACGACATCACGTTCATCATTCCTATTTTTACCTTTACAGGGCACTCCGGGGAGCTCGCTCATGTTTGGGGTGTGGGCTTCGAGCCTGCTTACATAACGAACTCCACCTTGGTGGCCATCACGAACGGTTGGCGTTTTAGTTTTGATCGAGGGGGTTGGCCTGCGAACATGTCTTTGACTGCCTACGCTTTTGACTCAGAAGGGCATCTGACGGTCGAAACGTTCTCGTGGGGTGTCGCTGAGCCGGCGTTCGATACGTGCATTAACCCCGGAGGGTCGGGAAACAGGCCAACTGTCCAGTTCGTGTCTCCTCCGCTTGGCCAGGCAGTCTACCGCTACACGGCTGTCACCTTCCGCGTTCTGTGTAGCGCGCCCATGCGCCGCATGCTCGTGCGAGCTCGCTATGCTGGACGTGCGGGTTGGGACTTTCTGTACGACGGAACGGAGTTTGGGCCGAATTTTCAGGGAGTCGTCAACGGTGTCGTTTCTCTAGATTCCGCGACTCCTGGGTTTGAGTTCACGGTTCTCAGAGATGGGGGATGGCCGGCTCCTCCTGAGTTCACTGTATACCCGATCACCGTTCTTGGATTGGAGGAGGAATAGATGCCTACCTCAGGTAGCTACTTTGACTCCCCCACGATCGTTCCGCCTTCGACCGAGATTCCGGAGCAGGAGCAGAGCGCGGTCGATTCTCTGAGAGACATGCTCTTCGTAGACACGTCTCTCGGGAAGTTTTTGACAGCCCTTGGGCAGAACTACCGGATTCGCAGGCCGGATCTCTCACCCTTCGACGATGATCTCTACAGACGCATCATCCAGGCGATCGCGTGTCCTGGGCCCAAGACGCTGCTTTCCACGCTCTATTTTCTTCTCGAGGCAGTGTTCGGTTCTCAGGGGAGCCTGGTAACAGATGGAAAAAGGCCGTGGCGCGTCTACGAGGTGAATCCCAACGAGACGATCATCGAGGTTCCGTTCGATCTCTTGGGAACGACGAACGAGACGGCCTCCTACCTCCATG